ATATTGTTACGAACTTATTTGTGATAAAGTAATTCTGAAGTATGAGAAAAACTTCGGAATTGATGATGTAGTGGTGGAAGAGGAAGTAAGTGAGTAATGCTAAATATTTGTCTATACTCGATGAGATAAAGAAAAAAGGTGGTTCACTAGACGGTGGTGAACCGAATGACAAAGTACTTATTATAGATGGCTTAAATACTTTTATTAGAGTATTTAGTGTTATACCAACTACCAATGAGGATGGTATTCACATTGGTGGAATAGTTGGTTTCTTGAGAAGTATTGGTTATGCCATAAACATGATTAGACCTACCCGTGTCATCATAGCATTTGATGGTAAGGGTGGTTCTAATCGCCGTCGCAAAATATATCCTGAGTATAAACAAAACAGAAGAACAAAGTATCGAGTTAATCGTTCCAACAGTTTTGCATCACAAGACGATGAAAAGATGAATATGATTATGCAGATACAGAGGGTGGTTGAGTATTTAGACAATCTACCTGTAACTGTGTTGTCTTATGATAACATTGAAGCTGATGATACCATAGGATATGTTTGTAGACAAGTTCTTACAGATTCACAGATTACTATAATGTCTACAGACAAAGACTTCTTACAACTAGCTAACGGCAGAATAAAAATTTGGAGTCCAACCAAAAAGAAAATGTATGATGAACAGGCAGTTCTTGATGAGTATGGTATTTCATCTCACAACCTTATTTGGTATAGAGTATTAGATGGAGATAAGTCAGATAATATTAATGGAGTTCGTGGTCTTGGTTTAAAAACAATCCAAAAGAAATTACCATTCCTTAGTGAAAATCGTATTGTAGAAATGGATGAGGTTGTAAATGAATTACCAGAACATAAAGATACCATAGAACTAAATTATAAACTAATGCAATTATCTGATGTTGATATTTCAGCTTCTACAAAAACAAAGATAGTTGATAAGATTCGTGAACCAATAAATAGACTAATTAAGTTTCAGTTTGAAAAGATGTTTTTAGAGGATAAACTATTTACCGCTCTACCAAACGTTACTAGTTGGTTATTAACAAACTTTAATCAGTTGAACAGATACGCAGAAAAGACACATAACAAATGAGTGTGAACTATAAAGTATTGAATAAATATTTAGATGTCGACTCCCTTGATTTAGAATTTGATAGGGTGGTCAATGATATTAAAAATGTAGATATTGAATACGGTATAGATATTATATTTAAATATTATAAAAAATATGGATTTCCACATTACACTATCCGTGAAGATGAAAAACACGACCACTTAAAAAAACTTAAAAAGTTTGATGTTAACACAATATTCAAGGACAATCAAATTATTCAAACAATGCATTGTTTGAGATTGGCTTGGACATACTTTCCACATTTTTGGGAAGTTCGTTGTGGTGGTGCCAAAATGTCTCCTATGGAAATATTTTTAGATGATGATAAATTAAAGTCTACAATTAGAAAAACTTGGAATTTTGAATTAAAACATTATAAGGGTGAAGAAGGTAGAGATAAAAATAAATTTCATGAAAATAGATTTAGACAGTCTCTAAAGATTTATTCTGGTACACAATCCGTTAGTAATTTCAGACCTACAGCTGCTAAACTTATATATGAGAAGTTTGGTGGTGATGTAGTTTGGGATATGTCTTGTGGTTGGGGTGGACGACTGTTAGGTTTTCTAGCCGCATCTAATACTAAACAATACATCGGAACAGAGCCATCATCTAAAACTTATGATGGACTACAAAAGATGATAAAAGATTTTTCGTATTTGGGAAAACAAGTTAATATTTATAAACTCGGTAGTGAAGAATATAAACCATTAAAAGAGTCATTCGACTTATGTTTTACTTCACCACCATACTTTGATACTGAAAAATATAGCTTGGAAAGTACACAAAGTTTTGTTAAGTTCCCTACGGAGAATGAATGGGTAAATGGATTTCTGAAGAAGACCATTCAAAATTGTTATATTGGATTAAAAGAAAATAAGTATATGTTGATTAACATTGCAAACACTCCTAAATATGATTTCATAGAAAAGGAGACTATTCGTATCGCTAAAGAACTAGGATTTGTTCAAGAAGATACTTTACAATTAACTTTATCAAGTGTTATGGGTGCAGGATATAAATACGAACCCATTTTTGTTTTTAGAAAGGAGAGTAAATGAGTGAAACATTAACACAATTTGGAACATCATTTCAGTCAAAGATTATAGCTTCCTTAATAAGTGATGTAAAATTTATTCAAACCATTAGTGATATATTAGAACCAGATATGTTTGATTCTGATTCTAATAAATGGTTAGTAAAGAGTATTAGAGAATACTTTTACGAATATAAAAAACAACCTACCTTAGAGGTAATAAAATATAAAATAGATGAGATTGATAATGATGTATTAAAGTCTGGTGTAGTAGAAAAATTAAGAGATGTTTGGAAGAACATAGAAGCAACAGATTTAGAATTTGTTCAATCAGAAACTCTAGATTTCTGTAAGAATCAAACATTAAAAAGTGCTATTCTTGAATCTGTTGATATGTTAGAAAATAAGAATTATGATGGT